TCATGCAAGACCCGATGGTTGCCCAGATGATCGGGCAGAACCCGCAGGCACAGCAGATCATGATGTCGTTGCAGGCACACATCGCCGAGCACCTTGGGTTTGCATACCGCAAACAGATCGAAGAGAAACTTGGCGTCACGCTTCCACCACCGGGCGAAGAACTGCCAGAAGATATCGAGGTGCAACTGTCTCGTCTCGTCGCCGACGCTGCCAAGCAGGTCACGCAGAGCCACATGCAGCAGCAAGCCCAGCAAGCTGCCCAGCAGAAGGCACAAGACCCCATCGTACAGATGCAGCAAGCAGAGCTTCAGCTTCGGGCGCAGGAGATTCAGCGCAAAGCCGCGAAGGATCAGGCAGACGCGCAGCTTGAACAGCAGAAGATGCAGGCAAAAGCGGCTATTGACGTGGAACGTCTCAAGCTGGAAGCGCAGAAAGAAGGCGTACGGCTTGCCGCAAGTAGACGTAAAGACAATACCAAGCTTGACCTTGAGCTTGCGCGGATTATGAGTGAAGCACAGAGCAGGCAAACGAAGCCTGAAGGTGGCAAATAATGGCAAAAACCGTCTTTGACGTGCTGATGGAACGTATCGACGAGCAACGCTCGTCTGCAAGTGACTTTCTGTATGCCGGGTCTGCGAAAGACTACGCCGGGTATCGGGAAGTGGTTGGCTTGATTCGGGGTCTAGAAGCCAGCCGTAGGATAGTAGAAGACCTCTCGCGTAACTACATGAGTGATGACGATGACTGACGTAACTGAAGTGACAGAAGCCGAATGGGAAGCACAACTACCCAAGCCTGTTGGGTACCGCGTACTTGTCGCCCTGCCTGAGATCGAAGACAACTTCGAGAACAGCTTACTGATCAAGACCGAAGCGGTGAAGCACCGCGAATACGTGATGTCCATTATGGGGCTGGTTGTCGATATGGGCGAAGGGGCTTATGCCGACAAAGACAGGTTCCCAGAAGGACCGTGGTGCAAGTGCGGGGACTACGTGATGTTCCGCATGAACACCGGTACACGGTTCAAGGTCAACGGTAAAGAGTTCAGGCTAATGAATGACGACTCCATCGAGGCGGTTATTCCTGATCCTCGTGGTATCTACAGGGTATGAGGGTACGACAATGCCAATGCAAAAAGTAGAGTTCGATTTCCCAGACGAGCAGGACACCAAGAAGTCCATCGACATCGAGCCTTCAAGTGCGGAAACCATCGGTAAGCCGAAGGCGAAGGAGAGCGACGATGAGTTTGAGATCGAGGTTGTGGACGATACGCCGAAAGCTGATCGTGGTCGCAAACCATCTGAGCCTCCAAGCGATGTTACTGATGAAGAACTTGAGGAATACTCTGAGAAGGTTCGCAAGCGTATTCAGCACTTCAGCAAAGGTTATCATGATGAGCGTCGTGCCAAAGAGCAGGCACTACGCGAGCGCGAAGAGCTTGAGCGTATTACTCAGCAGCTTGTCGAAGAAAACCGCAAGCTGAAGGAGACGACCAACAAAAATCAGTCCGCCATGCTGGATCAAGCCAAGAAGAGCGCGGCGGCTGAGCTTGAAGCGGCAAAGAAGGCATACAAGGAAGCGTACGAGGCTGGAGACTCTGATGCCGTCCTCGCAGCGCAAGAAAGCCTCACAAATGCCAAGATAAAGGCTGATAAGTTAAGTAATATTCGTGTTCCCACTTTACAGGACGAAAAAACACCTGTAAAAATGTCCCAAGAACCCGCCCCTGAGCAGGTTCGTGTCGATCCGCGAGCGGTCGCTTGGCAACAAGCGAATACTTGGTTTAACCAAGACCCGGAAATGACAAGTTTCGCTCTGGGGTTGCACAATAAGCTGGTCCGTGATGGGGTTGATCCCCGAAGTGATGACTACTACGAGCGTATTGACGCACGTATGCGACAAGTCTTCCCGGAACAGTTCGAGGATGTCGAAGAACCGAAGCCGAAGAAGTCACCAAATGTGGTTGCACCCGCTACGCGGAGCACAGCACCGAAGAAAATTCGGTTAACGCAGACACAGTTGGTACTCGCAAAACGCCTCGGGCTGACACCCGAACAATACGCCAAACAGGTTGCACTGGATATGAGGAAGCAAAATGGCTGAGAATCGTCTGAGTAGAGAAAACACCGCACGCGAAAAAACGACCCGCAAACGCGCTTGGCAACGTCCCGAGGTATTGCCCTCGCCGAACCCCGAGCCGGGTTATGAATTTCGTTGGGTGCGCGTCAGTTCGCTGGGACAGGTTGACGCCACGAATGTTTCTTCAAAGTTACGCGAAGGCTGGGAGCCAGTCAAAGCGTCGGATCACCCCGAAATTACCCTTGTCTCCGTCGAACAAGAGCGGTTCAAGGATAACGTCGTGATTGGTGGCTTGATGCTATGTAAGGCACCCGTCGAGATGGTCGAAGAACGCAACGAGTTCTATGCGGAACAAACCAATAGACAGATTGCGTCCGTCGATAACAATTTCATGCGAGAGAACGACCCGCGTATGCCACTTTTCCGTGAGCGTAAGACGCAGGTCACTTTCGGAAGCGGATCATAATAGGAGCTAGTCATGGCTTACCCAACTGTTTCTGCTCCCTACGGGCTGAAGCCTGTCAATCTGATTGGCGGTCTACCGTTCGCAGGAGCCACCCGGCAATTCAAAATCGCCTCGGGTTATGCTGCAAACCTGTTTAATGGCGATCTCGTCAAACTTGTTACCGCAGGTGTCGTCGAGAAGGACACAGGTACAACTGCCGCCACTCCAGTAGGGGTGTTCTTGGGCTGTTCGTACACTGACCCTACCCTGAAGTATAAGTTGTTTAGCCAATACTGGCCTACTGGAACCGTCGCCTCTGACGCCGTTGCCTATGTCTGTGACGACCCGAACGCGCTGTTCAAGGTCGCTTCAGTATCTGGCACGACTGTCGTTGCTGGTTACGGGCGTGCGCTGATCGGCTCTAACGTGTCGTTGGTTCAGAACGCTGGTGATACGGTTACGGGTAACTCCGCTGTCGCTATCCTCGGCTCGTCCTCTGCCACCACCAACTCGCTGCCGATTCGTATCATAGACGTTGTTCCCGATACCGCCACTGGCGCTGACGCCTTTGTCGAGTTTATCGTCAAGATCAACGCTGGCATGCACCAGTACAACAACGCTACCGGCGTATAAGGAGTCTGACCAATGGCTATTTCACGCGCTCAATTACTGAAAGAGCTACTTCCGGGTCTGAACGCTCTGTTTGGTCTGGAATATGCTAAGTACGGCGAGGAGCACAAGGAGATTTACGAAACTGAATCTTCCGATCGCTCCTTCGAGGAAGAAACCAAGCTGTCAGGCTTCTCTGCTGCCCCTGTGAAGAACGAAGGCGCTGCAATCGCCTACGATTCCGCTCAGGAAGCTTGGACTGCCCGGTACACCCACGAAACGATCGCTATGGGTTTCTCGATCACCGAAGAGGCTATCGAAGACAACCTGTACGACTCGCTGTCTGCCCGTTACACCAAGGCGCTCGCTCGCGCTATGGCGTACACCAAGCAGGTCAAGGCTGCTGCAATCCTGAACAACGCTTTCTCCGGCACCACTTACGGCGACGGCAAAGTTCTTTGCGCAACCGATCACCCGCTGGTCGATGGTGGCACCAACTCCAACCGTCCTACTGTTGCTGCTGATCTCAACGAGACTTCTTTGGAAGCCGCTGTGATTCAGATCGCTGCATGGACTGACGAGCGTGGTCTGCTGATCGCCGCCAAGCCCCGCAAGTTGATCATCCCACCTGCACTCCAGTTCGTCGCTACCCGACTGCTGGAAACCGAAGGACGGGTTGGCACTGCCGACAACGACCTGAACGCGCTGCGTAACAACGGTGCGATTCCGGGAGGCTATGCCATCAACCACTTCCTGACCGATACAAACGCTTGGTTCCTGTTGACCGACGTTCCCAACGGTCTGAAGCATTTCGTCCGTACTCCCATGCAGACCTCTATGGATGCTGATTTCGACACTGGAAACAGCAGATATAAGGCTCGGGAGCGTTACTCATTCGGGGTGTCTGACCCCTTGGGTATCTTCGGCAGCCCCGGCGCGTAAGTGCTACGAGAAGCCCCCGCAAGGGGGCTTTTTGTTTGTTGACGCCCCCTAGCCAACGGTGTATAAGAAGTTAGGTTCTGGGTATTTTAACCATGCCGACCGACCCAGCGGACTTTGCAGAGACGGTATGGTGAGTGCTGCAACACGGAGTTCTTCGCAATGGCGAACACCCATTTTTCAGGTCCAGTCCTCTATTCTGGCAAAGGCGCTGACAAAGGCGCATTCACTGACCTTCCTATCGGCGTGAATCTTGGCGTCGTCACCCTGTTCGACGACTTCACCGGCGTTGCGCTGGATTCGACGAACGACTGGACAGTTATTAAAGACTCCAGCGCTACCGCTGCTATTGGTGCAGACATTGCGAATGGTGTTCTGGAACTGACCAGCGCAGCCACAACCGATGACGATGGCGCATCCGTGCAGGGTAACGAGATTTTTGCGGTCGCAGCAGGGCGCAACATTTGGTTCCAGACCAAGTGCAAAGTCTCTGACGCGGACGATATGGACTTCTGTGTCGGGTTCACCGTCAACTTCGCCACCAATCCAGAAGCCATGCTTACCGCTGCGGATCGGATTGTGTTTGAGTCGGACGATGGTACCGCTACGCTCCAGTGTATTACTGAAAGTGGTGGTACTGAGACGGCTACTGCGCTCGGATCAGCTTTCGATCTGGCAGACGATACCTACGTCACGCTGGGGATTCTGGTTGTTGGTACCAGCCGCGTTGAGTTCTACGTAAACAACGTACTGGCTGCGACTCACACAACGAACATTTCTACTACCGAGATGACCGTTGGTGCGATGGAGCTTTCTGGTTCTGTTACCGGCACCAAGTTTGCCACCATTGACTACATCTTCGCGGCTCAAACCCGATGAGTGATGCAGCGAAACCAAAGCCGAAGAAGTCGGTGAAGCAGCCTGCGGCGGTAGAATTACCGCCGAAAGGCTCTGCCGCCTACAAAGCAATGGTGCTGCGTGGGGAGATCAAGGAGTAATGTATGTCAAGTTCAGATATCGAAGCGACCTTCATCCAGCCCAGTGCGGCTGATGTCGACGCTATCTCCACTGCTGCAACCCTTGGCGCTGCCGGGAATCTCACGATCAATGGCGCTGCCACAACAGGCGGCGTAGCGACGTTTGATTACCCTCGCAACGTCACGATCACCTCTGCTGGCGACGATCAGTTGGTGACATTTACTGTCACCGGCACGGACGAGACGGGCGCTGCACAGACTGAAGTCATTACAGGTGCAGATACCGACACAGCCGTGGGCACTGCCTACTTCAGCACGGTTACTCAGATTGCTGCGAGCGCAGCAACGGCTGGCGACGTGTCTGCTGGGTCTGGTTCGGCTATCGCTGCGCCGGTGTTCCGTGGACCGCTGCGCTTGCGTGGTATCTATGTCGTCAATTCTGGTACGGCTGGAGTCGTGACCTTCCGTGAGGGGTCTGCGACGGGCAGGATTCGCATGCAGTACAGCACGACAGGCGAAGACAAAGCGACCGAGTACCCGTCGATCCCTGACTACGGCATCCGGCATGACGGCGGTGGCTACGCACTGTTCGCGCAGAACGTGCTCAACTCCATGACGCTGTTCTATAGCTGAGGGGCGCACCATGAGACGCAGGTTTGCTGCTGGTGGACGAGTCGACAAGGGGTCAATGGCATGCAACAAGCCAAAACGTACACCCGGACATCCCAAAAAATCTCACGTCGTGAAAGCGTGCGAAGGCGGAAAAGAAAAGGTGATCCGTTTTGGCGAGCAAGGCGCAGAAACAGCGGGCAAGCCGAAAGCCGGAGAGTCGGACCGCATGAAGAAGAAACGAGCTAGTTTCAAAGCTAGGCATGCGCGAAACATCGCAAAAGGTAAGATGTCAGCAGCTTACTGGGCGGACAAGGCGAAGTGGTGACGAATGCCAGCAAAAAGTGAGAAACAACGCAAATTCATGGCAGCAGTAGCAAACAACCCCAAGTTTGCCAAGCAAGTAGGTGTACCTCAATCAGTTGGAGAAGAGTTCATGAAACCGAAGAAGATGATGGGCGGCGGTATGGCTAAGAAGTATCAGGCTGGCGGCATGGCGGAAGAAATGCCGATGGAAATGAAGAAGCGCATGAAGAAGTCTGCCATGAGCAAAAAGCCGATGATGGACGACATGCCCAAGATGAAGTCTGGCGGCAAGGTGCGCGGCTGCGGTATGGCGAAGAAAGGCACCAAGGGTGCCAAGATGGTGAAGATGTAAATGCGCTGCTACTACCGGGGTGGCAAGGTCAAGAGTCGTGTGAATGAGGCAGGTAACTATACGAAGCCTGCCTTGCGCAAACGCATCTTTGACCAAGTGAAAGCTTCTGACAAAGGCGGTAAGCCGGGTCAGTGGTCAGCCCGTAAAGCACAGATGGTTGCGCAGAAGTACAAGGCTGCTGGCGGGGGATACCGCGACTGATGGCTAAGAAACCCGCACAGCAGTCTTTGGACAAGTGGACGAAAGAAGAGTGGGGTACCCGCTCGGGTAAACCCTCTACGCAAGGTCCAAAGGCAACGGGTGAACGCTACTTGCCTAAAAAAGCGCGGGAGTCGTTGAGTCCGCAAGAGTATGCGGCAACGACAAGAGCGAAGCGCAAAGGAACGAAAGCAGGTAAGCAGTTCGTCAAGCAGCCGAAGAAGATCGCGGAAAAGACCGCCAAGTTCAGGAAATAGCCATGACGACATCGGGCACGACAGCGTTCTCTATGGACTTCACCGACATTGCGGAGGAAGCGTGGGAGCGTGCTGGTCGGGAAATGCGTTCTGGGTACGATCTGCGCACTGCGCGGCGTTCCATGAATCTCATGATGATCGAGTGGCAGAACCGTGGCATCAACCTCTGGACGATCGACGAAGGCTCTGTGTCGCTCGTAGCAGGCACCTCTGAGTATGACTTGCCTGCCGACACCATTGACTTGCTGGATCAGGTGATTCGCACCGGTGCAGGAAACGTGGCTACGCAGTCCGACCTGACCATCAGCCGGATCAGTTCCAGTACCTACTCGTCCATACCCAATAAGCTGTCTCAGGGGCGTCCGATCCAAGTATGGATTCGCAGACTGCGCGACAACCCTAAAATTGTTGTATGGCCTGTCCCTGATACAAATCAGTACGTGTTTCGGTATTGGCGCATGCGGCGCATACAGGACGCTGGGAACGGTATCGATACGCCTGACGTGGTGTTCAGATTCCTGCCGTGTCTCGTTGCAGGGCTTGCATACTACATCGCCATGAAGGTACCGGAACTGACAGACCGGGTGCAGTTGTTGAAAGCTGAGTACGAAGCGCAGTTCCAGCTTGCAGCCGAAGAAGACCGTGAGAAAGCCCCAGCGCGGTTTGTTCCGCGCATAGCGAGGGTCTGATGGCGACGCGGTTCGCTTCTGGCAAGAAAGCCAACGCGCTCTGCGATGTGTGCGGGTTCCCGTACAAACTGCGGGAACTGCGGAATCTGATCGTGAAGGGGCGCGACACAAACGTCAAAGCGTGCCCTGAATGCTGGAACCCGGATCACCCGCAGCTACATTTAGGCGAGTTCCCGGTACACGATCCGCAAGCACTGCGCAACCCGCGCCCAGACTTCGCGGAGTTGGCGACAAGCAGGGCACTGATTCAGCCCGTCCAGCCGGTTGTCAGTACAGCGTTCGTAGGACAGGTTATAGTAGTCATAACGTAGGAGATCGAGACATGGCATCAAGTTGCGGTAAGCGTATGAAGAAGGGTGGCATGGTCAGTAAGCCTAAGAAGAAGGGCATCAAGGTGCGTGGCACCGGTGCAGCGACTAAGGGCACGATGGCACGAGGACCGATGGCGTAATGAACTACGCGGACCTGAAAACCAACATACAAGACATCTGCGAAACGTCATTCACAGACGCGCAGCTTGCTATGTTTACGCAACAAGCGGAGCAGACCATCTACAATACGGTCCAGATTCCCGCACTGCGTAAAAACGTGACAGGTTCGCTTACGTCTGGGAACAAGTACCTCGCAGCCCCTTCTGACTTCCTGTACAGCTACAGCCTTGCGGTTGTTGACGGAGATGGCGCATACCACTTCCTGATCAACAAGGATGTGAACTTCATCCGGGAAGCCTACCCAGTTCCGTCTGCGACCGGACTTCCCAAGCACTACGCCTATTTCGACGATGATACTTTTATCGTTGGACCCACGCCGGATGCGTCGTATTCGTCAGAACTCCATTACGGGTACTACCCGGAGTCTATCGTAACGGCGGGTACGACGTGGCTTGGTGACGAGTTTGATTCTGCTCTCTTGAACGGTGCGCTGGTACAGGCAATCCGGTTTATGAAAGGTGAGCAGGACGTAGTGAACATGTATGAGAAGTTGTACGTACAAGCAATCCAGTTGCTCAAGGTGCTTGGCGACGGTAAGTTGCGCGAAGATGCGTACAGATCAGGGCAAGCGCGTGTAGCGGTAACATAAGGGGTTTGGCATGGCAATTACACAGGCAATTTGCACTTCGTTCAAAAAGGCGCTGCTCGACGGTGAAATGGATTTCAGCAGTGACACGGGGCAGACTTATAAGATCGCGCTGTATACCTCCAGCGCGTCGTTGGATGCGTCGACGACTGCGTATACCACGTCCAACGAAGTGACCGGTACCGGGTACACCGCTGGGGGTAACTCGTTGAGCGTCGTGGCTCCTACGACTTCCGGCACAACAGCGTTCATCGACTTTGCAGATACCACATGGGCAGCGGCGACGATCACTGCGCGTGGCGCGTTGATCTATCAAAATGGTGGGTCGAATCCTGCTGTAGCGGTTTTGGATTTCGGGTCGGATAAGACTTCGACCAACGGCGATTTCACGATCCAGTTCCCAACCGCTGACGCTTCCAACGCGATTATCCGGCTGGCATAACCATGCCTTCGTCCACGACGTATACCGGCTGGGGACGAGCCGCTTGGGGTGAAGGCTCTTGGGGGCTGGATATCACCGAGGTATACGTCGACGGGCAGGCAGCTACGCTGACCGCAGGGGATGCGGCGGTAGCCGCAGGCGCAGTTGTACTGCCCACCGGGCAATCCGCTACGCTAACCGCAGGTACTGCCGTTGTCACGGCGGAAGCCGTTGTACTTCCCACAGGGCAATCCGCTACGCTGACCGCAGGTGATATAACCATCGCCGCAGGTGCAGTTGTGTTGCCCACAGGGCAATCCGCTACGCTGACCGCAGGCACAGCCGTTGTCGCAGCAGGCGCTACCGCGCTCCCTACGGGACAGGCAGTTACCGCAAGCAGCGGTACTGCTGTTGTCGCCGCAGGCGCAGTTATCCTGCCCACTGGGCAGGCAACTACCGCAAGCAGCGGCACAGCCGTTATCACGGCAGAAGCCGTTATCCTGCCCACTGGACAGGCAGCTACGCTGACCGCAGGCACAGTCGTTGTCGCAGCAGAAGCCTCTGTATTACTTTCCGGTAACACAATACAAACCTCACTGCAAGGTGTTATAGTTTCTTCAGATGCAGTGGTGCTACCTTTAGGACAGGCGATAACGAGCGCAGAGGGTGTAGTGCTTGTTTGGGGGCAGATCGACGATGGGCAAACTCCGAACTGGCAAGCAATCGACGACGGGCAGACGCCGGGATGGGGCGCAATAACCGATGGGCAAACTCCGAACTGGCAGGTAGTCGGTAACGGGCAAACTCCCGGATGGAATACCCAAAGCACTACACAGACACCAAATTGGACAGACGTAACCGTATGAGGTTAGGTAGATG